TGCGACCCGTTAACAAGCACTCACGCCAAGCCTGATTGCGGTAAATGAGACCCACACGTGTGAAGGCAAAGTGCTCATCCTCACGGATAGGTAGCAGGTCAACCAATCGGTCAGCAAGTTCTACAATCTCAGGTCTTACCTGAGCGAACGATTTGAAGTCTTTTTCTTTGATAGTCATAAAGCATTTGTTTTAAGTTACAGACTCCCGAAGGAGTTTCGCCCTATCAGGGCTCATCAGTGTAACTGATATCTAATTACTCAGCGTGATAACAGCCGTGGTATTTACCCTTGTGCACGAACGTTCCCGGCATTGAATCCCAATACGGAAATTCGTCCTCATTGTAAATATCCTCCAACATCATTGTTGTTCCGTATGCAGTGATGGTAGGTGAGAACCTTAATTCTCCGTGTGAGCCATTGAATTTGTCTGCTACTAGGTAAGCACGATTCAGGATGATTTCTTGATTTGTCATAAAGCATTTGTTTTAGTCGTTCATTCGTTTGAACACTGCAAACATACAATAGCCAATTCAATTACACAAGCATATCAACAAATTTATTCACAATTATACTACAGCCTCAGGTTAGTGAAGAGGTGCTCAGGTCAGTGTTAGTGCTTACTCAGGGTAGAATGTTGAAGGGGTAAAATAATTTAAGGAGTGTGTGTGAAGAGGTAGGTGAAGGTAGGGTAATGGGGTGTGAATGTATGGATGGGTGATTGTTCCTAGCCCCCTGTAAACACTAGCCTTCAGCAGTCAGCAATTCACCGGCTAAAAGCTAAAATCCTCAGAGATTTACCTACCGCATCGAGGGGGGTGGGGTCGCATAATTGGTTCGGAGGTGTGCGTACATATGTGATCATATATATATAATCCCCCACCTAAACATTTCTCAATTCAATTCTCAACCCACCTAAACATAACTCAACTCAATTCACCAGAGCTGATCCTAAGCCCTCTATATATGTGTTCAGTTCTGTACCTATATAGCTGTTAATTGGGCTTATTAGGGTGTGTTTATGGATGATTTAGGGGGTATCTGATGCAGCTGTTAGGGATCAGAGAGGGTGGTGTAGGTTTTCGGGGGTGGTGTAGGGGGTAAACAACAGCTAAATTTATCTGTTGGGAAAGCGGACAACTGCTCTTAAAAGCTGTTGGTAGCGATTTAGTTGCTGTATAGTTCTTGCCGCTTACAGGGGAGTAGCTTGGCGGGCCTCTGTTTTGGACGACAGCCCTTAAGCTACCTCATAATGTTTCTGGTATAGCAACAGTGTTCAAGAGGAAAGAACTCTGTTGCGGAGTAAATACAAAGCGAAGTTACGGAAAATATTTTAGATTGTCAAGTCAGTGTTTACTGGGGGTACAGGAGGTTTAGGTAAGCCTAAACCTCTTACCATCGTCTAGTTTAGGCAAGCCTAAAACTTTTAGCACTACATTCTAGCCCTCAGACAGTTATGATATCTTTACTATCTTTGCGTCTATGACAGGAGCTATTATCATACTAGGGATCGTATCAATGTATGCGATGTTGGTGAGGATATCTAAACTAGAGTTTGATGTACCGGAGCCATTTGCCTGCGGAAGTGATGAGGTGTGTTACTGTGATGAATCTAAAGATTGTAAAAAGAAAGCATAGATGAAACTAAAGAAGTACGGTAAGGGCGGTAAGTACGAGATGTACGGAAACGGCGGTGGTGTTAAGGTCACTAAGAAGATGGCTGATGATAAGTTCAAGAAGGACTTTGAAGAAGCGGCTAATATGACTAACGACCTAGCTAAACAGCTAGCTAAAGGTGTTGACTCTAAGGGTATGCCATTAAAGCCAGCAGCAAAGAAAGCATTGGCAGAGCAGATCAAGAAGCGCAAGGCCAGTGAGCAGGGTATGAAGGCTAACTACCGTTACGTAGGTACAGAGATACCTGCAGGCAAAGCACCGTTTGAAGATGATGCTATGTACTTGAAAGGCGGTCAAGTTAAGCTTGACGCCAACAAGGACGGAAAGATTACCGGTGCTGACTTCAAGATGCTTAAGCTCAAGAAGAAGTAATGAAGGCTAAGAAGTCTAAAACACACGAGATGGTGAAGGCTCCTTCTGGTTATCATTGGATGACCGAGAAGGGCCGCCATTACCTTATGTCTCATAAAGGAGACTTTGTACCACACAAGGGTGCAGCTCTAGAGGCTAAGTTCCGTATTAAGAAGGGACATTAATCTGTTCCTCCCCGTCTATCTTACGATAGAACTTACTTACCATAAGTCTAGCTGTTTGGCTTAGCGCATACCGTACGCGGTAGTTCATCTTAAGCTCATCCCTAAACAGATGGTCCTCACGGGTATCTGATGGGGTAAGTTTATCAAAGTGTTTATAGATATACCCCTTTTGTCTTAGTGGGTTTATTAATCTCTGATACAGGTTATGCTTATTATAGAAGTAAGCCTCAGCCATATAATCTATTGTAAAGAACTCTAGATCGTAAGCAAACAGCATAAACCTCATCTCAGATTCTTTGATGTCGTAGTTCAACGACATATCCCTCATCGTTAGGCTCCAATACTTTAAATGATTTGTTTTGATGTATCTGTCCTTGATGACAGAGAAATCACGGAACATCTTGCTCCGTGCTACTTCACTTTTAGGCATAACGTTGAATTTAATATCTTTGTACAAAATTAATATTTATGAGCACGCTCTCAGGACAAAAGATTAAAGATAAGTTCGGGAACCTTCTTCACGTTGAAGGAGGCGTAACCTCCTCAACGAAAAATGTAGAAGACGGAACAGGAGATGCAACAGCTCTCAAGCTCTCAACTACCGAGGTAGAAATTAACGGCACGCAGTCTTTTACTGCTGCGCCTGCTACAGACAATGCAGAGCTTACAGCATTACTTGTTAACGGCAGCAATGAAGTGGTTAAGCGTGAGCTCACCTCTAATGCATTCAGCACAGACCCTATAGTACCCAGCAGAATAATCGCTAGACAAGAACTAGATAGATCACTAACAGCTGGAGGCCCTGCAAGTGATATGGGCTTTGCACCTATAGATAATTCAAATCCTAACGGGTCCTACCAAGTAGGTAGTACAGACCCGTATACATTTGCTACAAGCAGCATCACTGTAGATGAGGCTGGTGTGTACCGTATTGATATAAGCTTTCAGTACGACGCTATTGCTGTTTCAGGTACAAACGTAACAACAGCGGTACTAGTAAACGGAACAGCTGTAGCCACAGCCTTGAGATCAAAATCAGCAACAGGACTATCAATGGTTTCTTTTTACTACGGTAAATACCTAGCGGCAGGAGATATCATCACTGCTACCAGTTTATCATCAGCTGGTAATATTGTTCTTAAAGCAGGATCTGCAGTAGAGGTATTAAAGATAGCATAATGAAAGAAAGCCACAAAGATTGCATCGTAGAAGTACAGGAGTTAATGGTAGCTATTAACGAGACCATTGCTAAGTACGGACTAGAGAAGGAAGTAGTAGTGGCTTTAGCGGTTGGGTTTTTAGACCTAGACGACCCAAGTGTAACACCTGATGCAAAGGAGATTACTGTAGGTATGAACCTACTCTCCTCTATAACAGTTGAAGACGAGGATGAGCTAGACGACGTATTATCGTACGTCGCCGACGCTTACAAAATAGAACAAAAAAGCGATCCAAGCAATATAAACTATTGGATCAACCGTATGAATAACAACGGGGACGTAAATTAAATAAAATGATTCGTAAAATTATTATAGGGGTAGACCCCCTAAAGGCTATGGCGTACTATGTGGGTCAGAAAGCCGGTGACTCTTTAGTGGATGCCATCGTTTTAGACGAGGCATACCTACACAAATTCAAAGAAAAAAGATACTTGGTATACATCAAGCACCCTGAGGACGGCGTAATGCTATGGAAGAGTGTGGAGAATGTACCTGTGCTCATGGAGTACGACCTTAACTTTTAATTAAATACATATGCGTAGTTTATACGATTTCTTCGTTAAGATGCCCAAGGCTTTTAACGATGAGGTAGAGGTGGGCGATACATCCATCTACATTGATCCGAAGTGGAACGAGTTTGAAAACCGCAAGCAGTGTGCTGAGGTTGTAGCTGTTCCTGAGAAGTACGACACCCCCGTTAAGGTTGGTGACACCATCTACTTCCATCATCACGTAGTTATATCTAATGAAGGCAGGGGCCAGCGTATTGATGACGACATCTACGTTGTACGCTTTGATCCTAACAACAGCCACACCACACAAGCTTATGCCTACAAGGACCAGCATACGGGTGAGGTGAGTTTGCTTAGCGACTGGGTGTTCCTAACACCAGAGGAGCAAGCCTACGAACAGGTTACCACAAGCGGTATCATCGTTGACCTTGAGAAGCCTAAGTTCAACCAGTACGGCTATGTACTTTATGACTCACCTGCGGTACAACAGCTAGGATTGAAGAAGGGTGACAAGGTGATGATTATGAAGAACGCCGACTACAAGATGGAGGTAGAGGGCGAAGAGGTATTCCGTACACACATTGATCACATCTACGCTACAGGTTTCTAATGGGACGTAAGAAGCAATTCAGCAGCGTAAGAGCCGGTGAGGAGCTGTTGGAAGCTATGGCTGAGGCCATACGCAACATCACTGAAGAGATAAGACGCCCTATAGATACGGAGCAATCAGGCTCCGGTAGACGGGCGGAACTAAAGAGTATCAAGGAGTCAGCTTTGGATGCAAAGGAGTTAATCACTGAGTATCAGAAGCTTGAGACAATGATCAAAGAACTTAAAGATACTGGAGGCATTGAGGCACAGAGAGATTTCTCTGGCGGTCTTGCTGAGCAGTACGCTAAACGTTAATGGCTGGTTTAAAAGACATAGAAGGCTATGGTGAGAAGGTAATCAATATCTGCCCCAAGGATACTGCGGGGGAGATCATAGAGATTGCTGACTTGTTTATCCAGCTACCTGCAGTACCACCAAAAAAAGAAATACTTTACCACGACCTACCTAAAGAAGAGCAGCGCTGGCAGCGTCAGGAGATGCCAACAGAGCTATCACGTATAGGTTCTATGGATGAGTGGTACGATATGCCTAAGGAGTTCAAGGCAAAGTACGAGTCGTACATACGCAGTGAGTTTGAGCGTAGGAATAACGGGCTATGGTTCTTTAACAACGGGGAGCCTACTTATCTTACCGGTGCACACTATATGATGCTGCAGTGGAGTAAGATAGATGCCAGCTTCTACGGGTACTACCTTCAGTTCCAAAGGGATATTAACTACCATATGGAGGCCTGCTTCGTTGACCCAAGGTGTGCAGGACAGCTGTATACTAAGTGTCGCCGTTCTGGGTACACCAACGTCGCCGCTAGTAAGGTGGACGATGTAGGTACTTCTACCTACGATGTCACCGTAGGGATAATGTCTAAGACGGGTAAGGACGCTCAGGAGAATATCTTTATGAAGAAGGTGGTGGGTATGTACAGACACTACCCATTCTTCTTTAAGCCTATACAGGATGGTACTACCAACCCACGTCAGGAGCTAGCATTTCGTGAGCCCTCTAAAAGGATCACGAAGAACAACAAGACCAGCTCTAAAGGTCAAGCACTTAATACGATTATCAACTGGCGTAATACCACTTCCAATGCCTATGACGGTGAAAAACTAAAGCTGTTGTTTATTGATGAGGGCGGTAAGTTTGAGCGCCCTGAAGATATACTAGAGGTCTGGCGTATCCAGCGTACCTGTCTTATGGTGGGGCGTAAGTTTGTAGGCAAGGCCATCATAGGCTCAACAGTTAACCCTCTGGACAAAGGAGGTAGAAACTACCGAGACCTGTGGGATATGTCCAACCCTAACGATAGAAACTCTAACGGCAGGACCAAGAGTATGCTCTATAGGATTTTTGTACCAGCGTACGAAGCGCTAGAAGGGTTCTTTGATATTTATGGTAACCCTGTAGTAGAAAACCCTGACGAGCCAGTTATGGGTATTGACGATGAGCTTATTGAGATAGGTGCAAAAACATACCTAAAGAATGAACGCAAAGGATTATCAGGTGATAGCAATGAGCTTAACGAAACAATACGTCAGTTCCCGTTTACCGCAGAGGAAGCCTTCAGAGACTCTACTAAATCTAGCTTATTCAATATTGCTAAGATCTACGAGCAAATAGAATACAATCAAGACCTTTACCCACAGCCGGTGGTGCAGGGTAACTTTGTTTGGGAGAATGGTAAGCAGGATACTCAAGTTGTATTTAGACCAGATGCAAACGGTAGGTTCCGTGTGGCGTGGTTGCCACCCGTAGAGCTGCGTAACAAGGTAGTTATAGAGCGCGGTAAGAAGGCTCCGGGTAATGATTGGCTTGGCGTAGGTGGCGTGGATAGCTATGACCTAGATGCTACCGTTGATGGTAGAGGCTCTAAGGGAGCCTACCATCTATACAACAAGTTTAATATGGCGCACCCCTCTAATATGTTTGTGTTAGAGTATGCCTCGCGTCCACCACTGGCTAGAATATTCTATGAGGATGTACTGATGGCTGCCGTGTACTACGGGTATAAAATACTAATAGAGAATAACAAGTACGGTATAGCTAGATACTTTGAGACCAGAGGGTACGATGAGTATTTAATGGACAGGCCCGATCATCTCAAATCAACAGCTAGGGTAACTGTTAAGACTAAGGGTATTCCGTCTAACTCACAGGACGTTATACAGGCTCACGCACAGGCGATAGAGTCTTTTATTCACGACCACGTAGGTATGAATGATAACGGGGACTATATGCCGATGTACTTCAATAGAACGCTAGAGGATTGGATTAATTTCCGTATAGACAACCGTACACAGTATGACCTTACTATCTCCTCGGGGTTGGCATTATTAGCTGCACAACGCACAAAGAAGAAGAAAGAGAAATCTAAGTTTGACAACAAGACCTTCTTCCGCAAGGGCAAGTCAATCCAGCGTTGATAAAAACATTATATTTGCAGTTGATAACGATTCAGCGAAACGATGAATGATTACAATAAATCTACTTTTCCAGATCCGCTAGCAGCTACGGAGGAGAAAGTACAGAAGGCATACGGATTAGCTTATGCCAAAGCTTTAGTTGCTCAATGGGGAGGTGTAGACACTGAGGGAAGCTTGTATCGCAAGCGCTTCAAGGAGTTTGAAACTGCCCGTCAGTACGCTAATGGTACTCAAGATACTTCTATCTATAAGCAGATACTTAATTCTCTTGATGCAAATAATGGCGACGGCACTATGATGACGTTGGACTGGACACCAGTACCTATTGTCCCTAAGTTTGCAAAGATTGTTGTTAATAAGATCATCTCGTCATACCGCTACCCACAGGTAGAGGCTATTGACCCGTTATCACAGAATGAGAAAGACATCAAGAAGAAGAAGATTGCCTTGCGTATTGAGAACAAGGAAATGTTCCAAGAAGCAAAAGCTGCAGGTCTTGATGTTGATGTAGATCCAGACAATCTACCACAAACACCAGAAGAGGTAGAGATATTCCTAGACACTAATATAAAGACCGACGCAGAGATTGCTGCACAGCTAGCCACTAATATGACGCTAAGCTGGAACAACTTTGATGAGCGTGTATATCGCCGTAACGTTGAAGACTTAGTGAACTGTGGTATGGCTGTTACCAAGCGTAGCAACGATCCCAACTACGGTATACAAGAGGAGTATGTAGACCCTGCTTACTTCCTTCATAGCCATACAGATGACCCTACGTTCTCTGATATGGTTTATGCTGGACACCTCAAGCGTATCTCCATACAGGAGCTTAAGCGTTTGGCTGGTGATCAGTTTACTGAGGAGCAGTACCAAAAGATAGCTAAGACCGTAATGAATAAGTACGGCAATAACGCTTCAAGTTTTGTAGATAACTACTACGACCAACGTCTAGGCCGTTATAACTACGGCTACGACGAGTTTACTATAGAGGTCCTAGACTTTGAGTTCTTATCTGTTGACTCTATGATCTACGAAAAGAAGCAATCACGCTTTGGAAACATTGGGTTCTACTTCAAAGGCAACAGCTACGAAGCCCCAAAAAACAGCGTATACGACAGAGAGCCTATACAGATGAACAATGCTACTATTTATGGTGGTATGCACATTGTAGGTACAGAGTACATCTTTAACTACGGACAAAAAAACAACGTACCTAAGAATATCCACGACCTTACGAAAGCTCGTATGTCGTATTCAGTTGTAGCTACGAATATCCGTAATATGATTCCTAAGAGCTTAGTTTCTAGTGTCATAGGATTTGCAGATCAATTGCAGCTGTCTCACCTCAAGATACAGCAGGCTATCGCTAAGAGTAAGCCAGACGGTATCATCATTGACATTGAGGGGCTAGAGAACGTAGACCTAGGGCGTGGTGGTGACTTACAACCGCTAGAAATCCAAGACATCTACGAGCAAACGGGTGTGTTCTACTACCGTAGTAAGAACCCTGAAGGCGGTTTCCAAAACCCACCGGTACAACAGATAGACAACCGTATTAGAAACATCAACGAGCTTATCGCTTTATACAACCACTACCTACGTATGATCCGTGACGCTACGGGTATCAATGAGGTAATGGACGGTACCACACCTAAGGGTGAGGCATTGGTAGGTGTGAATCAGATGGCTGTCGCTGCAGGAAACAACGCTTTATACGACGTAACTAACTCATCTATGATCTTGTACCGGAAGGTCTGTGAAGACATCTTAAAATGTCTACAGATCCT